GGCGTCGAATCCCGACACGGTGCCCCGTGTGCCTAGGACATCCTGAAGCGCGGCGGCGACCTGCTGTGGCGTCTTGGCCGACGTGATGGCCGAGAGATCAAGCGCGGCCTTCTTGGCGGCGACGGGGTTCGCCGGGCGGACGGCCCTGCGTACATAGGTCCGACGGCTATTGATGACCTTGTTGAAGTCAGCCCCGGCGGCAATCTCTTCGCGCTGTGCGACCGTCAGATCCTTCACGCGGGACGGGTCGACCGGTTCCGGCTTGAACGGGTCGGCGTCGGAGTGTGCCTCCATGACCCCGTCGCAGCGGGGGTGCCGCTTCACGTGCGTCCCCGGCTTGTATCGCTTGCCGACCAGGACGGCGCACCGCTTGCACATTGAGCCCGGCTCCACAAACACGCTGTAGGCGTTCCTTGTCTGGGCCACCTGCGCGTCGTGCGCATGGGCCGAGGCGTCCGCCACCGCGTACTGGACCAGGCCCTCGAGCATCTTGCCACCGGTCGCCAGCATGTCCGCGGCTGGGCCGGTCGCGTTACGCGCGGTCGTGACCGGGGCCTGGAGGTAGTCCAGGAGCGGAACGCGCCCCTCGGGCAACCATGACGGGCTGACCCATCCCGCGAACGCCTTCGGCTGCACCCTGGCTAGCTGCCGCTCGGGATGACCGGTCTCAGCGAGTGCGTGAGCGACCACCGCGCTACCGTCCGTCGCTGCGCCGATCTGGGCCGCGTAGACGACGGGGGCGAAGCGCGTGAGGAGTTTCTGCCACTGAGTGAACCAGTCGCCGGTCGGGTCGATCTTGGCCCACTCGCGACGGGCCAAGAGCATCGCCTTGAGCGCCCGGCGGCGGTTGCTCTGGTACAGGGCCTCAGTTGCCTGGAGCGGGGGCACCTGAGCCGCCGATCATGTCCGCGTACGCCTGCATCAGCGGATCGTTCGTCTCAGCCGCGAAGTAGGCGCGCTCGCGGTCCTTGCGGGCCTCATCCCAGCCCATCTCATCCCACGTACCTTCACGGGATAGGAGCTTGGCCTGGAACAGCTTCAGCATCGCGTCCGCGCGCTGCGAGATCGTCGGAGTGTCCGGGTCGAACCAGAGGGCTCGGATCCGCGCGGACGACTTGCCGAACTTGCCGAGCCGGAACCGCTCATACAGGCCCATGGTCCACGCCCACGAGTCGCCGTCGAACGCGTTCTTCAGCTCCACGTTCTTGTTGAGGCGCTGCTCCTCTGCCCGGATCGCGGGCTCAGTCGCCGGGTTCACCGACTCTTGACCGAGGAACCGCAGCGGCAGGCCAAGCTCGAGCCCACACCACGACAGGAGCGCATCGACAGCCTTGTGGAAGTTCGCCAGGTCGGCGGCGGCGTACTCCCCGAACTTTGCGTCCTTGTTGCCGGTCGAGAAGATGGCCGTCATGTAGGCGTCCCACGTGTCGAGTGGCTTGCCCGTCTTCGCGTCGACGAAGTCACCCTTAGTGACGCCGGCGGCCCAGCGCTTCGGCCAGGCCAGCGCCTCGGCGCCCACCTGCATGTTGCTGATGATGCGCGCGATCGCCTCGGTCTTCTCTAGGACGTCAGCCATCTCGCTGACACCCGCGAACCGGCCCGTGCGTGGCCGGTTGAGCAGCATCACGAGCGGCACCCGCCCAAGCTTGTGCTCGTCCGGATCCATGGCGTCTTTCCATCGGCCACCGTCACGCGCTAGCCAGTACGTCGCGTCTGGGGTGTACAGCGTGGCCATCTGCGTCGGGCCGTCGGAGTACCGCCTGAGAGCCCTGCGGATCGTGCGCCTCAGCGGGTCTACGTCGACCGCGAACCCCTCCGGGGACTCAACTGTGATGCGAGGCATGGACGGCTCGTCAGGGTTCGTGCTGACGCCGAGAAAGCCACGCCCGTACAGACGCGTGTCGAGGTGGCACAGGATCGACTGGGAGGTCAGGTTGTTCGCGTCCCAAGCCTCCTGCAGGCCCTTGTCGATGCCGGACTTGCCGGAGCGCTGGAAGCCGCGCAGCGCCTGACGCCGTACGACCTCATCGACGGCGACGCGCGGAACGTTGATCGCGGCCTTGAACATTGACAGTTCTTCAGGGACCGCGATACCGATCCGATCGAGACGCTGCTCGCCCTCGTAGTGTGCGTCGAGCCGGTTGTACAGGCGACGGTTCTTGCGCCACTGCGACTCCAGCTTCGTGAGAGCCGCGCGATCGTCATCGGTCATCGCCACGGTCGCGCCTCCTATCTCCAGCAGAACACCCGCGTGTCGGTCGAGTCGGCGGTCCAGCCGTCCGCACGGGCGTCGGCTGCGGCTTCATGTGCGAGGACCGACGTCACGCCGGCGTCGATCTTCTGGTCGTCGCTCGGCTTGGCGAGGATGTAGATGTCGCCAGGCTTCGCGATCTTGCGAGCGTTGCCCATGTGGGTAGTCGTGATCGGGCACCCGTCTTGCCGGATCCGACCCGCTACCAGGTCGGACTCGAATCGGCGGAGCGCCTGGTATACGACGAACGTGCGGCGGGAGCCGGCCATCACCCACGGGACGAAGTCCGTGTCGACGAACTCTTTGTCCCATTCTTCGATCTCGGTGGCCCAGCTCGTCTCATCGCGGAATCCGGGATCGCAGTACGCCCGCTTGAGGCGGAACCGGCGGGATATCTCCTGCCATGCGACGTGGACCTGGTCGCGCGGGATGCGACCGTTCCACTCGCTTGGGTTCCAGATCGTCGGACGACTGTCGGGCCCGTAGGTCGGCGTGAAGATCAGTCCGCCGTGCGTCTCCAGCTTGATCGCGGTCCAGTCGTTGTTCTCCGAACCGTCGAAGCCACCACAGACGGCCGTACCGTCGGGCGGGTTCGGTAGCCACAGCGTGTCACTTACCGGCATATGCACCTGCCCATGCCAGTTCGGGGAGCCATGCCCCGAGGCCTTGCACCAACCGGTTCCCGAAGAAGCGTTCGGCCTGCTTCGGGTCCTTCTTGATGAGCTTCACCGCCAGCGACTCGATCGAGTCGAGTGACACCCACCAGGAGCCCCCGTACACGTACTCGTGTATCCGGCGCCGGTCATCCTTGTGCAGGTAGTTGAGCGGCTTCCCGTCATCGTCACGGAGGACGAGGTCGGGGTTCCGGTAGAACACGAACGTGTCGGCGGAAGCAGCTTCGAAGATCTGCTGCGCGTACGAGTTCTGCGTCGGGTCCCACGCGTTCGTCGTCAGGTGCGTACGGCCGCCCATGCCAGCCGCGCCACGGTTCTGAGCATCGGCGACGGCGATCATCTTGTTCGACTTCGTCCAGGTGCCAGCCTCGTCCTGCTCGGAGTCCGAGATCGGGTTGCCGAGGCGGGACTGTGCTGCTGCGGTGACGACATCGATCCGGTCAAGATCGTCTGGGTCGTCAGGATCATCCGGGCCCGTGTTACCAGTGCCGAGGACCCGCATGAATCCTTCGCGCACAGCCAGCATGTTCCTAAGCGGGCCGAGGCGGACCATCGATCGCAGCGGGCGGTAGATGTTGTCCGCCTGATCCTGCGACGTCGCCGTGATCTGGATCAGCGGCGAAGGGTGCCGGATACCTTTCGGCTCTCCCTGGATGTACTCGTACGCCCACCCACAAGAGCAACCGTGGTCCCCGCACTCGTATGCTTCACCAGCCTTCGCCCAGCCACCGAACACGCTCGGCCCGGCCGCCTCGAACGCACTATGCACTGCTGACAATGGACCCTTGCCGGTCTTCTGCGGAGCCGCGACGAGCGTCTGTTGGTAGTGGAACGCCTGATTCAGGAGCGGCGGGTTGTCCGGCCCGATCTCATCGAGCGGAACGAATATCGCGTCTGGGCGGATCCGGTACCGGTTCGCCGAGCACCAGAACTGCCAGTCGGCCATCTCGAACGGCCTCCCGCGGAGGAACCCATCCGGCACCCGGCAGTGCTGCTTAGCCCAAGCCTCTTCGAGGTCTCCGAGTGTCGGGAAGTCGACGACAAACTCAGGCGCCGGGGACGGCACGGAGGCGCCTAGTCGGCTGCGCAGGTGACTTCTCGGCAGCCTTGGCAGAGACTTCGTCCTTCGCCACCGACCAGCCGTTCTCGGCGAGGCCGGCTGGCGTGAGCCCGATCTGGTCCTGGAAGCGGTGCAGCGAGTTCTTGTCGGCAGCAGTCGCCGCGTCCGACTCGCAAAGCACGAACGTCCTCACCCACAGCGCGATCGTCTGGAGTCGCCACGACTCCGACGGCTGAGACCATGCGCAGGCCTGCGGTGTGCGCCACGCCCACCGCCACAGCTCGAGCTCGCGCTCGGCGAGCGCAGTCGTCGCATCTGAGTCAAACTCGCGGATCCGCTGCTTGTCGACGAAGTACACATCCCACACCTTGCGGCGAGGAAGCGGGAAGGTCGGGATCCTACCCTTATACCCCTCGGCCGGCAGTGCATCGAACCTGAGTCCGCGCCGATCCGAGCGGCCAGAGGTCGCACTAGGCGCGGGACCTGAGCGGTTACGTGCTCCACCGGATGCCATGGTGACCTCCTCGCGGCGTCGCGCCGCTCAGTGGGACCACCCGCATCGCGCGAGTGGGAAAAGTCGATATGTCGGGATGTTTGAACCCTCCGCACCCCCCAGACACCTCACCGGCGGTGTCCTGGGCTGGGGGCCTAGCCCCCTCCCCCTGGGTACATAAGGGGGCTTGCCTTACCGGTAATGGCTTGCCTTTCCGGCAAGACTCGAGTTGCAGGGATCGCACGCTGCGCCGCGATAGCCCGTGCGCGTGTCGTTGTGATCAAGGCGCAGGGTAGCGGGTGTCAAGGGGCAGCCACAGTGCCAGCAGGTGATGATCTCGCCGGCGTTCATGCGTGCCACCAGGTCGGCTCTGAGTTGGTTGTGTTCGGCGTCGTATCCGCGTTGTCTGGGCGTGCCACGCTGCGTCTCGTACGTCTGCTGGTGTGTGGTGCAGCGTCCTCGGTACGCGTCAGCAGCGACGAGAGCGGGGCACTGCGGCTCACGGCAGACATAGCGGCTCATCTCACCTCTGGTCATGGCTTGGGTGCGTACTTGCTGTACTGCGGGCAGTAGGCGGCCGTTGCTGCGCCTATCATGCCGCCCGCCGCGTATCCAGTGAACCCGTTCTCGGTCAGCACCTTGACTTGCACTATCCATGTGGCAGTGCTGGGGTGCTCGCTGTATTGATCGCAGATGACATGCGCGGCACGCACGAGAGTGGCGTCATCGAACGAGGGTGGCGCGTCCTTCCTGACCACGCCGAGGAAGATTGCATCTAGCGCCGCGCCTGTCGGCCGTGCCTGTGTGGGTGTTCCGGAGCAACCTGAGATCAGGAGCAGTAGACCTACACACGCGACTGCGATGCGCTTCATGCGATCAGGGTAGCGCTGTCGGGTCTACTTCTTGGGCGGTGCTGGCTTCGGCTTGTTGGTCTTGAGCCGCATGTCCTTTGGTGTGCCCTGGTTCGGCTTACCGCCCATGATGTTCCTCCTAGTTAGCGCAACAGTGGGTCAGTGCAGTAGCAGCGGCAGTAGCGACGCGAGGACCCAAGCGAACAGTCCCGCGGCAACGAGGTTGAACCAGGCGGCGGGCCAGCCGATCGCGGCGAGCGCGAACAGGATGGCAGCGATGATGAGCAGGATGACTGTGAGCATGGGCTAGTCCTTGGGTTGTGGCTTGCGTTCGGGATGCTCGACCACCACGCCGCGTCTGTCCTTGGTCCGGTAGGGCGCGGTCGCCTTGGCCACTCGGCAGATGGGGCAGTCAGGGTCGTGCATGTCGCCCCCTCGCTCACTCGTAGTACCCGAAGCGGTAGAGCGAGACGACCAGGTGATCGAGTAGCTCGCTGTACAGGTACGCGAATGGCTCGTTGTGGTGCGTGAGGATCGCGCTGGGCAGAACGTCGTCGGGTTGCGTTGAGCCATAGATCGCGGTTGCTGCGTGGTGCATCTCGTGGCTGATGACCCGGATGCCCAGGCGATCGCGGTAGAGCCGGACGATGGGGACGTTCGTTCGATCATTCTCGCCGTGGTACGACTGCGTGATCCCAGCCGATCCGGTCAGGTCGTGATGGTTGAAACGCTTTCCGGCTGCGCACATCTCGTCGGCCGTGTCGTACACGTGGACGATGCAGTGGCGAAGGTCTCCGAGCGCCCTGCTACTCACACGGATGCGTCGGGAGCCCATGTCGCCCCCCTACTGCAACTACTGCCACACGCGCTACTTTTGTAGTAGGCGGCTCATGCCTAGTCGTAATCGCCCCAGTCGGCCGTACAGATGCCGTAGGCGTGGTCGCATCCCTCGTGGTTGAGTCCGCGTCCCGTGGGATCGCCCTCGCGCGCTGCGGCGTACTCGGGAATGAGCTCCTGTGGCGCCTTGTGGAAGTCGTCCGATGGGCTGTCGGACCCGATTGGGCGTGAGGTCATGAGGCTGCGCGTGTATTGGCTGCGCGCGCTTCCCAGCCGCCACGCACCCAGCCGGAGCACCGCTTGCACTGATACAGCGCGTACTCGAGGACGACTGCACGGGTCCTGCCCTTGGATGCCAGATCAGCCGACCCGCAGTATGGGCACTGGTGCTCGTCGCCGAGACTGCGCGGGAACGGGTGGGTTTTGATCCACGGCCGCAGCCTGTCTGCCAGCCATTCGGTCAGTTCGACGTCGCCGCGGTTGTACTTGGCGAGCGTGCGGCGCGCCTTCTCGTCGCCGTCGACCGCAGACTCAGCGAGCTCGTGCTCGTAGTGGAGTTGCTTGCCTGGCCTGCCGAGCGCCCGTGTCGTGTAGTCGAGCGATCGGGACAGATACCCGAACTGGCTCGTGACCGGATATAGGTCGACGTCTTTCCATGGCTTTGGCTTAACAAGGCCGATCTTTAGCCAATCGCCTTGAAGGTGCTTGTTGTCGAACCGGATGCCGTTGTACGTGTAGACGATGTCGGCCCGGTCGTACAGGGCGTGGACTCTGCGCGTCATGCCGTCGTGTCCACCGTCGAGCCATTCGGCGTCGAACTGGACAGCCTTCTCGCCGTACCAGCGGAACGCGTAGCAGATGGTCCGCGGCTCGCGGACGAAGTTGGCGGCCGGGATGTAGCGCGTCTTCGGTTCCCATGCGCGAGCGAGTCCGGCGAGGCGCTCGATGTCGATGGTGAGGATGCGAAGGTCTGGGTTCTGGATGCGGATCAGGTGATCGCCGAGGCTCACGCGACGGCCTCACACGAGCAATCGCCGCGGCGATGGTTGCCGATGGTTCCACGGCCGACGGTGTAGCCCTCTGCGGTGAGTGCGGCGTAAATCTGGGTGGCGCTCATGGCGTACTGACCATCAGCCCTCCGGCTGGTGAGCATCTGGCGTAGGGCCGTGATGTCGTCGTCGGGCATGATGGCAAGGAGTCTGCCCACTGAGCAGACGCTGCGTACTGGGGATTTGGTGGTGAAATGGTCGGCGAGTGCCACGGCTGCCCTTCGCTGGATGGGCCCTTGCTCCAGCGTGGGGGGCGGTGTCTTAGCCGTTGGCCGCCCCGGTTCCGCGCCTGCCCGCATCCCGATGCCCTAAAGCGGTGGGATGCCTCCAAGGCCCTATAACGCACAGAAGCCGCAGGTCTGTTGACCCACGACTTTGAACGCTAGCCACAGGATGTCAAGTAAGGGTGCCCGTGTCAAGCATTGCCGGGCGTGTCGCGTCACGCGATCGCCTCGGCCATGCGTTGCATCGCCGCCGACTCCCATGTCACCGTCTCGCCCTTCTTGGTCAAGATCCGCTCACCCAGCCGTGCCCACTGCTCCGCCGGCCAGATCCGCTCGCCGTGCGTACATCCCTCGTGCAGGCACATCATCACAGGCCTCAGATCCGGGTCGGTCGGGAAGAACGCGGTGACCTCGCCGGGGCATGGCGTCATCCCGTTGACCGCGTCCGGGTCGTCGCTGGGTTCCAGCTCGGGGCAGGGTCCGACATGGACGCGGCCCCGATCCCTGGGCAGGTTGATGGCCGAGGTGGCCCATTTGGTGACCTGTCGCATTTCGTCGAGGATCTCGCCCGCAGCCTCATGCCGGGCCAGATAGTTGATGCGCACGACGAGCCACGACGACAGGGCGGCGATCGAGTCGGCCGGGAGCCACACGCCCTGCTCATCGGCGATGCACAGCACCCACGACACGAGCGTCGCCTTGAGCCCGTCGAGGGCGGCTGAGGCTGCCGCGTTGTATGGGAACGGCGAATCGGTCGCGGCGAGTTTCTTGGTCTTCTCGGCGGCGGGTCCGATCGTGTCTTGGCGGGTGAGCGTGACGACGAGCTCTTGGCGTAGCGATTCGCAGTCGGCGAGGAAGCCCTCGAGTTTGCGCTTGCAGCCGTGGCACAGGATGACGCCCTGTGGCGGTTCGGCGTCGCATCCTTGCGGGCATTGGCGGCGGCTCATGCGTCCTCCTCGGCTCGGATGATCTGCAGCACGCGATCGAAGGCCCGCTGCCATGTCGCCTCGTGGCCCCGCACCAGCCAGGTCAGCCAGTCGCCGCGGCTCACGACG